AACCACTTCGACGAAGTTCGCCAGCACATGCAGGCCAACGGCGTTCCTGGTTGGGAGGGAATCACCAGCGCTGCGGACTATCTACCGCGTGTTCCCAAGCGTCGCGGTTTCGAGGACGTGTTTGGAACGAAGACTATCCGCCACGCGGACTTCATCGAGAACGTCGTCATGCCTGCCATGCGAAGCAAGTGGGAACACAATGTAGGCGAGGGCGGTGTAAATGAGGACACGCTCAAGGCCGTGGCGACTGCATGGCTGGACCGAATGCACACGAAGGCGATGGATCAGGGCCAAGCCCTGCACATGAGCCTGTCGCTGAAGGACACCGACTCCATTGAAGCGCTGCTGCGCGGTGCGGGAGTCGAAGAGTCGAAGATCAAGGCGATGGTGGAGCCGCTGAAGGCAGGCAACAAGGATCGCGCGAGTCACGCTCGCACCAAGTCCCGCATTGAGATGGACGAGAACTATCGCGCCACGCTCACGGGCGATGACGGCAACGCGTATGACGTAGGCATCTCCGATCTCCTGGAGAACAACATCCAACACATCGTCCCGTCATATGGCCGCGAGCAAATGGGCTGGGCCGCATTGCACCAGAAGCTCGGCATCGGCTCGCAGTCCGAACTCGACGCGTACCGCCTACAACTTGGCGAAGAGGCTGCGAAAGCTAAGGACGACGTTGTATCTACGCACCGTCTGTTCGACATCACCACCAACTCTATCCTCGGTAGGTCCACCTCAGAGAACCCCGATGCGGCGTTGGGTCGTTGGGGACGTCTCGTGCGTGACAACGCACACCTCTCCATGATGGGGCAGGTGGGCTTCACGATGATGGCCGAACTCGGCCCAACGATTGCCTATGCGGGCCTCAGGGCTACCCTGAAGGCCGTGCCTGAAATGCAGGGAATGCTTAAGCGCATGAAGAGCGGAGCCTTCGAGCATCCGGTCGCCAACATGCTCGACGACATCTGTGCCCCCGGTACGGACTGGTCCCGCAACCCCGCATACCTTCGCACCGATGACTTCGGCCATGGACGCTGGAACGACGCTGACGTGTCGAACATGCTGGCCGGTAAGGTCAGCACGAAGATCAACTCCGGCCTCAACAAGCTCGACAATGCCCAGCAGGTTGCCAAGCGTGTCATTTCGGTCGCCTCAGGTATGGCACCGATGCAGACGCTCCTCCAGCGGTTCGCCGCGCGTTCCTCCATGCATCGTCTGATCGACTTCGCTAATCGCGACATTCTCAAGCAAGCCCACATCGACCGTCTGCGTAACTCCGGCATGTCCGAAGCGGACCAATCGTTGATCTTTGGGAAGCTGAAGGGGATCAAGAATCTCGATCAGATGGAGAAGGAGTTTCACACCTGGACGCCTCAGGAGAAGACCTCACTGTCTTCGTATATGTGGAACATCACGCGCCACCAAGTCATTGAAGGCGACGTCGGCGACACCGTCCAGCTCATGCACTCCGACGTAGGTAAGATGTTCTCGCAGTTCCGTTCGTTTATGACCACCTCCTACACGCGTCACCTACTCAACGGGTTGCACATGCGGGACTGGCAGACGTTCGGAATGATGACTACTTCGACGTTCTTCGCGACCGTTGGCATGGCAGCGCGTTCCTACTTGAACACCATCGGTGATCCTGAAGGCCGCGAGCGTCAGCTCGCACCAGGAGCGCTATTCAAAGCCGGCTTCATGCAGTCCAGCTTCTCCTCGATCATCCCGATGGTCATCGATACCGCATGGCATGACATTGCCCAGCAAGATCCTGTGTTCGCCTATGGGCGCTCTTCAGGGCTCCAGTCGGGCATCCTCGGCATCCCTGCAATCGGAACACTACAGCGACTCTACGCAATCGCAGGTATCCCCGCGCATGCGATCGATCCGAACAAGCAGGTAACCAAACAGGACTTTCAGGCCGCATGGTCTGCTCTCTGGTTCTCCAACGTAACCGGATGGCGCAACGTGGGCGCAGCAGCGGCGCGACAGCTTCCCGATGCAAAGCAGAACCAGCAGCAGTATTAACCCCTCAGGAGACCAATGACCCCACTGGCCCGTGGCTATTCCTTCGTCATGTATCTGGCGAAGGGATCGGCCACGTACACCATCCCTTTTCCCTACCTGCGCACGGATGACATTCGTGTGTTCGCGGGGGATGTAGGGGATGCTGTGGAACAGTCCTTCAAGCGGATTGGCTCCACCGAAATTCAGCTGGCCGCAGAGGTGCCCGATGGCATCCTTGTGACCATCCGTAGGTTCACCCCGCGCGACGACACGCTCGCTGTCTACCATGACGGCGCGCAGCTGCCCGCGAAGGACTTGAACCTAAACACCAAGCAGCTCCTCTACATCTGCCAAGAGCAGATCGACTTCGGCATGTACGGCGGTGGCGGCCTCCCCGGTGGTGGCTCTGGCTGGCCGAACCCTGGTGGCTCCACGCCATCCCTCCCGATCCAGCAGATCATCGACGCGCTCATGCAGTCGCCCATCATGGGTCTGCTGGTGAGCCGACTAGATGACATCGACGGCACTGCGGAGACGCTCCTAGAGGAACTCCTCCGCAGCGAGCAGACGTTCGATGAGCGCCGCAAGATCAACGGTCGGCTGACGATTGCCGAGACTTCGATCTCCGGCTTCGTTGATAACAGCCATGCCATCGCAAAGCAGATCACCGAGCTATTCGCGAAGTTCGACACTTCGGCCGCGCAATTCATTGAGGTCCGCGAGGCGCTCGCTACGGAAACCGAAGCGCGCACCACCTCCGCAACTCAACTCAGCGCAGCCATCGCAGACAACAAGTCGCAGATCACTATCGTGAACCAGGCTGTCGCGAACGAGACCGAAGCGCGAGCCTCGGCGATCACAAAGGTCTCCTCCGATTTCAACCTGGCAAACCAGGCGATCTATCAGACCTTAGCGACCACCTACACCACTAAGGACCAAGCGAAGGTCATTGCGACCCAGCAGGTCGAAGCGTTCTCCAGTGGTTCCTTTGCGAACCTTCAGCAGCGCTTCGAGGCCCTGGTCACAGGCTCTGCCGATCCCGGTGGAGCTGCGGAGTGGCAAGCGAACTGGACCGTCCGTATCAACGGCGGGAAGATCGATGGTGTCCCTGTTGTCGCTGGCATCGGCCTGGGTGTCGATTCAAAGACCGGCTCCAATTTCATCGTCATGGCGGACCGCTTCGGCATCGTCTCGCCCACCTACACGTCCACAGGTGGCGTGCAGCAGATGAAGTACCCGTTCGTGGTCGGGACGGTCGGTGGCGTGAGCACGGTCGGTATCACGGGCCAGCTCATCGTTGATGGCTCGATCACAGCGAACAAGATCACCACGAACACGCTGTCTGCCATCACGGCCAACATGGGCGAAGTGAACGGCGGGACGTTCCGTACGTTCCAGCTCGACGGCAATGGAAACATCATCAACCCGCTGGAGTTCCGTGCAGAGCTGACGAACAACCCAGGCGATGCCTATCCGGTATGGGTGGGTGCCGGCGCAAAGAACTGGAACAACGCAGTGTTCGCCGTGGACCGTTCTGGTAACGCCAAGTTCTCCGGCACGGTGTCCGCTCAGAACATGACCGACCAGCTCCAAGCCACGGCGGCTGTCGCAACCGGCGAGGTGGGTATCTACGGTGGCGGTGGCGGTGCAACCCCGTCGTTCACTCTCCCAGCACCCGTGCGCCTTGGCGAGTCCCATCGACCCGTGCTCCTCCTGGAGTGCTTGATGGAGAACGACAACCGTGGCTCATCGGTCGGCATCTATCTCGCCATTGATCGTTTAGACGGCTCCACCTGGACCGAACTGCGCAAGGTCTTCTACGGCCTCAGTGCCGGCGCAATCACCAGCATGGCCGTGAACCTAATCGACGGCGCTACATCCAGCGCTCGCTCCTACCGTGTCCGCATCCCTGGTGGCACTGACAACGCAGCCCACCTTCACAGCGTCACCGGCATGCTCATCGGATTGAGGTAATCATCGCAAACAACGAAACCCCCGGCTGGATCAGTAACTCTGCTCTTGCCGCTCGCATCTCGTCCCTGGTGGACGCATGGAACAAGTACAAGAACGCACTGCGCGACATGCTCACCAAGCCGACAGGCACCGTGGACATGGAAGACGGCACAGGGAACATCGTTACTCTGCCGACCTTCCCGCAGTTGCAAAAGAACGTCACAGACCTCACTAACGCCGCGACGGGTGCCGTGGCCGGTGCACAGGCATCCGCTTCAGCGGCCCTCGCAGCGGCGAACGAAGCTGCCCGTTCCGATAGTGCGGCGTTGGTATCCGCAACGGCCGCCAAGGCTTCTGAAGACGCTGCGGCGGTCTCACGGGCTGCGGCCATGTCGTCCGAGACTCATGCAAGCACCTCGGAAACGAAGGCTGCTACCTCCGAAGCGCATGCCGCTTCCTCGGAGTCAGCAGCAGCCAGCTCACAGGTCACGACGAAGACCTACATGGACAATGCCGGATTCTCTGCCGGCTCGGCACAGGCCAGTAAGGAAGCCGCAGCGACCTCGCAGAACCTCGCGATGCAGTACGCGAATGCGCCGATCAACGTCCAGGTGCAGCCGGGTTACTACTCGGCATTCCACTGGGCTGAGCAGGCCCGATTGAACATCCTTGGGTCTCTGGTATTTCGCGGTAAGTGGGACGCATCGAAAGATGCGTTCCCAACGTCGCCGAAGCTTGGCGACTTCTATCTCATTGGAACCGCTGGGACGATGGGAGGCGCGAAGTACGGCATCGGCGACATGCTCATGTATGACGGCGACGCCTGGGACCGCGTGGATAACCAACAGGTCGTGACGAGCGTTGCGGGCCGTGTGGGTGCGGTGACGCTCTCCACCTCCGACATTTCTGGCATGCAAGCCGCACTGGACACCCGAGCGCCGAAAGAGAATCCCATCTTCACAGGGACACTCACCGTCCAAAACGGACCGCTGCGCGCGAGTGGCTGGGGAGGAACCCCGACGGATGGCGTGGCGTACTTCGGTAACGCGGACTCGTTCATCTTCAAGAGCGGCAGCAACTTCACCTTCAAGAACGAGCAGGGCGGCTTTATCGCGACGCTGACTGCGGGCGGTCAGATGTGGACCGCCAACAATTTCAATCCAGCAGCCAAGCTCGACGCCCGAGCATCGCTCGGTGTGACAGCCAACACCGTCACTGACTGGAACGCTGCCGATACAAATGGGTGGCACATGGCTGCTAACGCGGCCAATGCTCCCGCCGTCGATTGGCTCATGGCCCGTGTGTCAAAGCACAACGACAACTGGATTCAGCAGGAAGCCTGGGCCTTCACGGATGCCGCAGAATCCGTTCGCTACAGGCGACATAAACTCAATGGGACGTGGGGACCGTGGACGTCGAAGATGCGCCTCAGCGGTAGTGGTGATCCAGGCCAAGCCGAATACAACACCGCACTCACCCTCGGGGGAACCTTCGGGGGCGGCATTGGCTTTATTGACGGAACCGCGCAGGGCCGCATCTGGACAACAGGCGACGGCTGGCTGCACTTCGGTACGGGCAGCACCGGAAGCTCGGTAGGCGAGCGCCTTGCGATAAGCAGCGGCGGCGTGAAGATCATGGGCGGCCCGGTCCTCACCAACGAAGGCGGCGTGTTCCGCGTTCAAGGGCAGATTCGCTCCTATAACCGCTCGCAGACCTTGGCAGTCAATGGTGCCGCCTGGGTGGACTATCCGCGCGTATTCGTCCAGGGCGGTGATCCAGGCGGCATGGCCGAAGACGGCGATCTCTGGATTTGGTGACCTATGGGTATCTACAGGAAACAAGGAGGCGGCAATGTCGCCCCTTCGGTTATACGTCGCCGCTCAGGCGGTGGCTGGGCGGATTGTCAGTTCATCCGACGACGCCAAGGGGGTACGTGGGTTGATGCTTGGATCGCTTACACGCCGATGTCCGGCTACTTATCACCCAACCCGGCATCCGCAGGTGGCTTGACGATTCCTGCCGTCTACGTCGCGCTTTCCTTATGGAACGGTAGACCCGGCTATTCGTACAACTGGTGGCTCACCACGACATCCACGGGAGGAAGTGGCACCGCGAAGCTGGTTAACCCCGACGGTTCCGGCGCGAGTATCCAGGGCTCCGCCAACAAGACGTCCGGTGGCTTCTGGAACGGCACGGTGTTCTGCACGATCACCGACGCGACCGGCAACGCAATCACTGTCGCTGCGACGGTCAATCTCTCGATGACCAAAGCGAGCGGCGGACAACAATAATCATCATGGACAACGACACCAAGCTACTCGCTTCCTTGGGCATCACCGGGGCCATCATCGGCCTCGGACAGACCCTTGCTTCGACGCAGCCGACCACCTGGAAGGTTGCTGTCGCCCGTTCCATCACGACCGCTGCACTGAGCATGTCGGCGGCCTTCGCGGTCGTGCTGTTCCCCACGCTGTCCTTCCCGGCCCATGTGGGCCTCGCCTGTGCGCTGGCATCCCTCGGCACCTCTGTGCTGGAGCGTCTGTTCCAGAAGATCCTAGGAGGTTCCAGTGGCGGCCAGTAAAGACGCGCTCGAAACCCTGCACTCCGCTATCGCTACCAAGCTCACCAATGCTATCGAGAGCATGGATGCCGACACTAAGGGACTCGCGGCGATCCTCAACGTTGCTCGACAGTTCTGCAAAGACAACGGCATCGAAGCCATCGCGGCTCCTGGGAGTCCCCTGGGGAACCTGACGAAGAGCCTCACCGAGTATCCGTTCGATCCGAACGCTGACGGGGTGCATTGATCCCTGCGGATCATCCCTTCCGGGATTTTCGAAACTTCTGTTTCTACATCTGGAAGCTGCTGAACCTACCGACACCCACGGTGGTTCAGTTCGACATCGCGCACTACCTTCAGCACGGCCCAAAACGACGCATCATCCAGGCATTCCGCGGCGTAGGTAAGAGCTGGCTCACAGCCGCCTACGTGTGTTGGAAGCTGATGCTTGACCCGCAGATGAAGATTCTCGTGGTCTCTGCATCGAAGGAGCGCGCGGACTCGTTCTCGATCTTCTGTAAACGCTTGATCGAGATGGTCCCCGAACTTGCTTTCCTGAAGCCTCGCGGTGACCAGCGCAACTCGAACCTCGCGTTCGACGTTGGCCCCGCGCTGCCTGACCAGTCACCCTCGGTGAAGTCGGTTGGCATCACTGGTCAGATCACGGGCTCCCGTGCTGACCTCCTGATCGGCGATGACTTGGAGACGCCGAAGAACTCTCAGACCGTGGCGCAGCGCGAGAAGCTGGCCGAGCTTGTGTCCGAGTTCAACGCGATCATCAAGCCACTCCCGACATCCGAGATCGTCATCCTGGGAACGCCACAGGTCGAAGAATCTCTGTATGCGCACTTGGAGACGCGTGGCTACCAGTGCCGCGTGTGGCCCGCTCGTTACCCTGCGGACCAGAAGAAGTACATGCAGTACCTCGGCAGGCTCGCTCCTAAACTAGCGGAGGCCTTCGAGTCCAATCCGAAGCTCGCATGGAAGCCCACCGATCCCCAACGGTTCCATGAGGATGACCTGATCGAACGTGAGGCGTCCTACGGGCGCAGCGGGTTCGCATTGCAGTTCCAGCTCGACACCTCGCTGTCTGACGCCGAGCGCTATCCGCTCAAGCTATCGGACCTTATCGTGATGGACGTAGATCGTGAGGTAGCACCTGTCCGTGTCGTATGGGCAGGAGGCAAGGATCAGGTCATCGAAGACATCGCGAGCGTCGGCTTCACTGGCGACCGCCTGCACAAGCCTATGTACGTCTCAGGTGACTTCGAGGAGTACACGGGTTCCGTGATGACCATCGACCCGTCTGGTCGCGGTGGTGACGAAACAGGCTATGCCGTGACGAAGATGCTTCGAGGGATGATTTACTGCCGCAGGGCAGGGGGGCTCTCTGGCGGCTATTCCGAGGAAGCACTTAACACCATCGCGCACATCGCACGGGCCGAGAAGGTCAAGCTGATCCGGTACTCAACCAGCACCGTCTCGTCATGGATCGCTCGCTCATCAAGGCCGATCAGCAGACGGAAGACACTAAGTACCAACTGTTCCACCAGCTGACACGCCTCACGAAGGACCGTGGTTCTGTCCGACACGATGACCGCATTGAAGCCCTGGCTATGGCAGTCGCGTATTGGACCGAATACTTAAATCGCGATGTGTCCCGAGAGGAGGATAAGCGGATGGTAGAGCTGATGGAGTTGGAGTACGCGAAGTTCGCGGAGAGTGTCTTCGGATACCCGCCAAGCATTCCCAACTTCTTTGAAAACTATTGAACCAAGGCCACGGATGGCTTAGGTCTCTACCGGCTCGTTCGCATCGAGAAGACCTTCCTGCTTATATATCCGCACAATGATGTAAGCATTAACGATCCACGCCCCTAGAATTATGGCGATTCCAGTTCCGGATATCCCGAGTGGATCAGGAAACAACAGCCCGACCAGCACGCCTACAACGACGTCACTCCCAGAAAGGATCAGCAGCGTCTTGCGGCTCT